ATGGATGTCTGTCAGCTCCCCACGCCTGGCCGAATAGCCAGGGTCACAGATGATCGCACCATCGCGATTATCGAGGACGGCATGGTCCCTGCTGGCATCCTCCCCAGCCCACATGAGGGGAAGCTATACGAGGAATTGGTAGACCGAGAATTCCAAGAAGCGGTGACGACTCCTGCCAAAATTATGCAGGCTCTGGCGCACTTTCATCCAAATGAGCCTATCCGGTTTGGCGTGTCCTCCCCACACGTCCGGGGAGAGCTCTCCGCGGCGCTAATCCGGATAGAACATGAGAAATGTCGCCGCATTGTGCTTCTCGCTTGCATGACGGAGGAGTACTGAATGGCTGGAGTCAAATTTGCCCCAGCCCAACGCCGAAAACAAAAACTAAAGATGATGCTCACAGGCCCATCTGGCAGCGGCAAGACCATGTCTGCTCTAGCAATTGCTGCTGGCCTGGAGCCTGAATGGGCAAAGATCGCCCTGGCCGATACAGAGCATGGGCGAGGAGAGCTCTACATCGGCGCTGAGGTTCCTGGAGTCAAGGACTTCACGATAGGCCCCTACCAGGTGGCCGCTATCTCTGAGCCTTACGAGACAGAAAAGTACATCGATGTCATAGATGCCGCGGAAAAGGCAGGCTTCTCGGTTCTGATCATCGATTCTCTGAGCCATGCCTGGGCCGGCGCAGGAGGCCTCCTGGACCAGAAGAGCCGCATGGATGCCCAGGACCCGGGCCACGGCTTCCTCAACTGGGACACAATAGGCCGCAAGCAGAACAGGCTCATCGAACGCATCATGGCTTCACAGATGCATATCATAGCCACAACCAGGACCAAGCAGGCCTACACCTGGGAAACAAACGATAAAGGCAAGCAGACTCCTAAGAAAGTCGGCCTGGCCCCTATCCAGAGGGACGGCCTGGAGTATGAGTTCCTTCTGGTCCTGTACCTCGATCGAGCACGGGCCTGGGCCGACAAAGACAATACCGGCCTATTCAAGGGCGTTGAATTCCAGCCCACGCCAGGCACCGGCAATTTGCTCCTGGAGTGGTTGGACAAGGGGATAGATGAGCCTCTCCCGAGGGTCGAGCCAGATCAGAAAGGCGCGCGACCCTGCCCGACATGCAAGGGCCGAAGCAAGCTCGTTGGGGAAGATGACGTTGGGGGTATCCCTGTAGGTATATACCTCTGCGAAATCTGCAAAAAAGAATGGCGGCAAAAGCTGGAGGCGGCCTAAATGAGTAAATCTGAACCGATCGTCCAGCAGCAGCTCAGCCAGCCCGCAGAGCTGCATCGCTACTGCAGGAGGTGTCATAGAAGATTGAGTAATGAAGAATCGATGAAGCGAGGCTTCGGCCCGATATGCTTCCAAAAGGAATCCGAGGAGGTCGCCTGAGATGCAGGCCAGACCGCGAGATTACCTCATGGAAGAGCTGCGAAAAGCACAGAAGCAGCTCGTCATAGCCAAGAAGCGAAAGAGCACCGAGAACACAAGGTACCTCCGCGCCAGGATTGCGGAGCTGCAGAAGGAGATGGATAATTGTCAGTGAAAACCGCGAATGTCGTAGACTGCCTTAATCAGGCGATATCGCCTGAAGAAGGCGATATCGTAAAGAGCGATTACTTTCGCTCCGCGCTCAGAATAGCAAGAAATACTTCCATCACCGCAAAAGATAAGAATGTAGCTCTCGGAAGAAGAGAGCTAACGCTAGAATTAGTAGAGCCAGGGCTAACCCCTCGTTGCTTTCCACGGCCCGAGGATCAACCCAGGCACACAAAGGTATGCCTCCCAAGGTATATTAATGTCCCTCATGTCCTTCGCGGGACTCCCATGAGGGACATTCGTGCCTGTGCCCTGAGCCCTTCGGGATGGGGCACATGTCAGAGATAGAGCTTGATGAAGTCGATCTGCAGCTGCTGAAACGTGTATCTGAATTGTCTGGGTCAAGTGTCATCAGGATCGTTAAGACCCTTGACTGCCAGACGGCACGCCATTTGAGAAGAAAGCTAGACCGCCTCGATTCGTTGGGATATGTTCGCTTAGACCGCGAATCATTTCGCAGAAAGGTGCTGGTATTTCCAACCGAGACGGGAAACGTCGCGATAACAGGATGGGAGGGTGCCACCCCCGCGAAGGAGGTGTCATCCTTATGAGTGGTGTAGTTGTAAGCGGTTCTATAAATAATTTTTCTGCAGGATGCGCTCCGAAGATAACGATTCTCGACGAGCTGGAAGGCATCTGGGGCAGGCTCGATAGCATCACAGAGTCCGGTGACATGATCCTCGCGGATATCGAAGGCACCAGCATAGAACTGCCAAAATCACTCTCTAGCATTCTGGAGCCACTTGTGGGCCAGCAGGTCGTTGTGGGCCTCTTCAATGGAAACTACCATGCAGGGAGGTGCAGCGCATGAGGCCCTGCATTAACGCTCGATTCTGCCCCAGGAAGAATCGCTGCGATCCGGAGGCCTGCGGGGATTATGTTCCCACGCTGGCCAGTATATCCCTGATCCTGGCGGTCCTATTGGCTTCACTGGCCTGTTGTCTTGTGGCCGATGCAGTCACCCTGAATATCTCCGGCTCCAGTTCCGGCGATGGACTGCAGAACCTCAGCTTTTCCGGAGACCACATTAACGTCTCGCTTTCCCAGAATGGCACCGGCTGGAACATCACTGCGGAGGGTGGAGCATGATCTTCACCGCCGTCTTGGCCGATCGCAGCATTCGTGGCCACTATTTGCTGGACGACATCCAGTGCGAAAACGGCATGCATAGATCGCATTGCTGGCTTCACCAGACAACCAGCAGCCTGCCACATAACCTACCGATCCCGTCGAAGCTCAAGATAGATGCGCAGTACCGCCGTTACAGGCGAGGCCCGAATGGCTGGACATTATGCAGAATCCGCTCTGCGGAGGTTGTGCCATGAGGAAGCCTGAGCATCAGGTGATCCAGGATGCCGTTCTAATCCACGGCATTCTGGATCTGCTCGATGGGGAAGCCGATCCGGTCACAGAGTATCTCGTGCAACTCACTCAGCACGTTGGGCCCAAACCCGCGGCCAGGATCATGAAGATCCTGCAGAAGGCTGGCGTGGTGGAGCATCCGCTAGCCACCAAGGAGATTCTCGGAGCAGAACAGAAAGTCCCATGCCTGAAACTCTGGCAGCTCACCGCTACAGCCAAACATGGCCAGATCCCCGGAGCCGAGGAGCTGGCTAGAGGGGCGATGGCATGAGCCAGCGGAAAGGGGCAAAGGGTCCGGCACATCGGACCCCTATCTCGCCTATTCAGCACACCATCATAGGAGATCGTGTTCGCTGTGTCCTTCTTGGAAAAGGACAGCCAATCCCGGACCGCTGCAGGTACTGGCAACCAACTGACCCGCTGCGATACTGGCCGCCGTTAGCGCCCAACTTCAGCACACCAAAGAAGTGGTTAGGCCGGAGCTGAGATGGCCAATGCCACCCCTCTTGCATCACAGGATATTCTGGCCTTCCGGACAGCTGCAGACCTCTGCAGCAGCGAGCCCTCACAACTCAGGAAAACAATCGAGAAGCTGGAGGGGCGGATCAGCTCCCAGGACGAGCTAATCGAGAGACAGCTCCAGTACATACAGGAACTTGAGAGAACGCTGGAACAGAGGCAAACGCCTCATTCTGCGACAGACAACTCCGAGATGGACGAACTCAAAGAGAAAAACAAGCGCCTGGAAGAAGCCCAGGAGCGCCTGCAGGACGGATTCGATACGCTGTTTCATGTCGAGATAGACAACCTCGAAAATAGCCTGGAAATGCTGGAAAAGCTGCCGGACAGTCCGGAGGCGAGGAGCCTCTATGTCAGATGCAAAAAGCAGTCCAAGGCGATCAGCCGGGCTAAAGACCTAGGCCAAGCCTCGCCCCTCAATGCACTTCGCCAGATGGCAGACCTTGAGAAAGATATTGTCCAGTTCATCATAGGCCGGCCTCTGCTGACCTTCACGAAATCGGACCGTTACAGGGCCGAGGTCCTGCTTGCCACCCTAAGCAGGAATGCCAAACCCATCTCGACTCTTGAGGCATCCAGAATCATAGGCGAGGCCGAGGGCAAGACCATCGATCCCAAGCAAGCCCTGAGAGCAATGCGCTGGGTAGCGAATTCTCATCCCGATCAAGCCAAATTTGAGAAACGCGGGGCCAGAAGAAAAGCATGGCTCTGTAAGGTCAACAGCAAGGAGCCAAGAAAGTGATGCACAAGGCCCGCTGTTTCATATTGACATCTTGTCAAGAAAACGACGACCTTGACAGTTTGTCAAGGTGCTCCCATGAAGCTCCAAGTGGAGCCGAGACGGGGCGATTTTCCCAGGAGGGATTATCCTAGAGATAAATTGCCTTAGAAGATAAATCAGGTCTACTGTATCATATTGACAGTTTGTCAAGGTTAGTGTATCGTGTCTTTGTCCAGGGGGATAGTCCGGGGGTTCCGGGGGTCCCAGAGAGAGAAGAGCACCTTGACAAGATGTCAAGGAAACGCAGTTGATTCAAATCAAGTTTGGTGGAGTATCAAAGATGAAGATGTACGCAATTGCCACGGAACTGGGGGACGACTGGGCAGGACCATACACGGATGTCCTCCTGCTGAAGAAAACCCTGGCCATCGTCAGGCAGCTCGATCCTGGTGCGGAGATCATCAGCCGGGAAACAGACCCATATCGAGAGCAGATCGAAGCCGGCCTGCAGCCCTACCAGATCCTGGTCGAGATCATCGGAGGAGAGCCGCAACTACCGGCAACAGTCAGCCTCACCTGGCCGCCTGCCGCCACAGAAGGCATCCAGGAAGGCACGCACGAGGGCACGACGTACTTCGTTTGGGCCAAGAACGAAAAAGACGCATTGTTGCGATTGGTCAGGTTGAACAAAGCAGCACCAAAGGCGAAAGCGGAGGCTGCTTGACCGATACTTTGGATGCACCCATCACGAAAATCCTGGAAGAGTCAGGTGCATCGTTTTGTCTTGCTAGTCGAGTTCTGTCAGGCCAGTCCAGTCATGTCAAGCCCTGTCATGTCGCCCCGAGCTATGTCGAGTTGGGCCAAGTCCTGCCAGTCGAGTCAAGTCGAGTTGCGTTCTGCCTTGCTAGGTCCTGCTGCGTCCGGTCCTGGCAAGCCAGTCGGGCTCTGTCGAGTCAGGTCGGGTTTCGTCAGGCTAAGTCCCGGCAGGCCAGTCGAGTCATGTCCCCTTGCGTCGGGTCAAGCCTGGTTCCGTCAGGACATGCCAGTCATGTCAAGTTAAGTCCGGTCTCGCTGCGCCTTGTTGCGCCAGTCTCGTAATAAAATTCGCGGAGGAAATTAACAATGCCAAAAGGTGGAGATAAAGTAGTAACAATCCAGTCCTTAAAACTGGAAACTGTAAAGGTTCCGATCAAAGGCATAACGCCTCTCATAGTACATAACTGGAGCGCCAAAGCCAAACGCCAGATGCTTGAAAAGCAAATGGCAGGGAAGAATGCCCCGAAGGCTAAAAAGGAGCCCAAAGATCCGGAAGCCGACTACAAGGCGTCATTGTACCTAATGCCGGATGGCAAGCCGGGTTTTCCCGCACCGGGGTTTAAGGCAGCGATTGTCGGAGCCTGCCGAATGTTTGACGGCCTGCCAATGACTCTAGCAAAAACCATCATCAGAGTCAACGGCTACTTGGTGCGAATCGAGGGCGAACACCACATGAGAGAAGATCCAGTTCGCTTAGAAACAGGCGTGGCCGATCTCAGATATCGGGCCGAGTTTCCTGAATGGTCTGCAACCCTCTCAATCACTTTCAATGCTAATATCCTCAAGGTCGAGGACATAATTTCGCTCGTTAATGCTGCCGGAATGGTTGGCATTGGAGAATGGCGGCCATCAGCCCCTAAAGTTCTGTCGGGAACATACGGATGCTTCGAAGTAGATACCTCAAAGCAAATCGAGACAGGGGGTGTGGCATAGATGGAGTATGCTTGGAAAAAGGGCTTTCCTTGGGCCAATAGAGCCGATCCGCAAGCCGTGGCTAACAGAATACTCGAATTGTCTTCTCAGGACAAGCACCCCACGGCATGGGATGTGTTGGAGGATGGACGTAGAATCGATGCCCCTCACCACAATATTTTCGAGTGGGAAGATTCTGTAGCCGCCGAGCAATATCGACTGGAGCAGGCTGGGCATATACTGAGATCCGTCGTCATTGTACGGACAGATACCACAGATGCAAAGAGGCCAATCCGGGCTTTTGTTCATGTAGTCCCTCCGGAGCAAAAAGGTGCTGCTTATGTTGGCATTATTGAGGCAATGAACAACCCCGAGATGCGAAGGCAGGTTCTTGAGAAAGCACTGGATGAGCTCGATAGCTGGCAAGAAACATACAATGCCTACATGGAGTTCCAGCCAGTCATTGAAGCAATCGGAGAAGTTCGTCAGAAGGTTAGAAAAACCAAACCAAGAGCCATGAGGGCAGAGGCATGAATCCCGCCCAAGTCGCTCAGGACTATGCAGCCGAGGAAGGCTTCGACTGCACAGTAAACCCGGACGGATCCGCGGAGATATTCCACCCGAGAGGCGCGGCTAAGGTATACCCGGACGGCCTGGTCCGGGCCGACGCGAACCCGCGGCTCAGAGAAGTTCTGGAGCGCAAGATCGCCCAGGCAATGGCCAAAGACGCCCAGCTCCAGGAAGATCCCTCGGGCCGGTGCACTATCAAGTTTTCTGCCGAATACGCCAAGATGCCACTGGAAGTCACGGCCAGAATCTCTGAGACAATGCTCCTCGGCGTTCTGAAGGTCAGGCGGGCTCAGCTCTCACCTGAGTTCCTGGAATGGGATACCAAGTTCGCCGGTAAGCCCGGCAACTTCCCTCTGCCAGCGGGCCAGGAGTTCCTGGTTCTGCTTCTCCTCACCTCCGGCCAGCTCTGGACTACCATCCGGGCAGCTTGGCCTCCGGAGAAAGAGGAGTACTACAGAAGCCACATCGGTGAGCCGGTGAATATAGAGATCCATGGAGGCCTGCATGAATAAAAAGCGTGAAGCTGAGAAACAAGAGGCCCTGGGCCACTTGGTCTACTTCAAGGAAATGCTTGCTGCTCACGAACTGGCTCTCAAGCGCATGGAGAACAACATCAAGATCTGCCGGAAGAACATCAAGCTCTGGGAAGGGCGTATAGCCAAGATGGAGTCCAAAGCATGAACCTTACTGACTACCAGGTCCTCACGTTGGTCCGGGAACATCCCGGGGCCAATCTCTATCAGCTCCTCAAAGCTGCAAAGAAAGACATGAGCAAGTGGGGCTGGAGCATCGGCAAGATTCAGCGATCAGTACAGCGGTTAGCATCCGCCAAGAAGGTCGAGACGGACATGGCATTTCAGGGGGGCCGGGCAAGTGTATGTGTCAGACTCAGACAGTCTAAAATTTGAGAATATTCTCAAAACACAGACACCCATAGATGAGGAGATGGAAAATTACTCAGGGGCCGAGCTAAAAGCTCTCCAGAAAGATGATGCATTCACACCTATCTGGAATGGGGGCATCATGCATTGCCACCTCTCGATCCGGTGCCAGGTAGCTGAAAAATCCGGCAAGCTTCTCTATAACGGCAAGCTATTCAATCGTTCGAAATGGTCCTGGCGGCCACCTAAAGTCATCAGGATGCAGGGGCGACTCGCCAGAGAATATACCGATCCTCGAAATAACAATCCCGAAATATCAATCTATACAGAACACGGCGAACTCCTACGCCTTGATGCATGCCCATGTGGCGGAGATCTGCGAATGGACAGTCGCGGCTTCCTGTACTGCGAGAAATGCAACATGATCTATGAATAATGCGCTCCGGGAATACTGCTCAATGCCCCTTCAAAGGGAGCCCGGAGCAACCCCAATTATAATGCTAAAATGTAAAATGGCTGCCCGCAAGGTGAGCGGTTAGCGTGCTTCCTGCGAAAGGGGCAGCCTGATAGTCACCCTCGTGACCGGCCTGGCCGGGTTCTTCTTCTTGGCGGATCTCCCTCCCGCCTTCGTGATATACGACCTGGCCTGCCGTTCTAATTCAAATGTCGGTTTTGTGTCGCAAATGTCGTATCTGTAATAAGTTTGTTGATAGTGGTTTTCTTGGCTAATACGAAAGTTACTCCTGAGATTGAGAAGTTCATTTTCACGAACCGGGCTCTTTCAGGTGGGACGCTGAAGGACCAGATATCTAAGAAATTCAAGATAGTAATTACAGCGCGCTCGGTAGAGAGGTATCTTGCAAAAGCTCGGGCAGATGCCGCTACAGATAACGCCGCCAAGGTCGAGGCAGTTCGCTCAAAGATTCTTGATGATGCAGATAAATGGGCTAACAAGTACCTGAAGTATACCGACGAGGAAATAGAAAGCCTCAGGAGACTCATTAAAGCCAGCGAGGTAGGTGAACATCCCATAGCACTTGAAACTGCCAGGGACAGACTGGCAGCAAGTCAAGCCCTTCAACGGTTGTTATCAACGATTATAGATTTTGTAAAACCGACATCCGAAACCAAAATAGAAATCAAGCAAGACCTATCAAAATTATCCGACGAAGAGGTGAAGCAACTTGAGGCTCTGGCCGCCAAGCTTGAAGGAAATACGGCAAGAGAAAGCCAGACGCCACCTGATTGATTTCTATCAGTACCTTCGACCTGACTATAATATCAACTGGCATCACCGCCTCATCTGTGAGCACCTGGATAATCTTCTCTCCGGGAAGATCTCGAACCTGATGATATTCACCCATCCCAGGGCCGGAAAGTCTGAGATCGGCTCCAGGATGTTTCCTGCATATGCGTTTGGGCGGGATCCCAACCTGCAGGTTATCGGGACCAGCTACGGTGCTGACTTGGCATCCAGGATGAACCGAGATGTCCAGAGGATTATAATCAGTCCAGCCTACAAGGACGTCTTCCCCAACACGAACCTGAGCGAGAAGAACATCCGCACGACAGCCCAGGGCAATTATCTCAGGAATAATGACATCTTCGAGATAGTGGGCCATCGAGGCGTCTATGTCTGCGCCGGAGTCAACGGTGCAATAACCGGCATGGGCTATGATATAGGCATAATCGATGATCCGGTAAAAGATCGGGCTCAGGCCGAATCCCTGACATACAGAGACAATGCCTGGGACTGGTTCGTCTCGACCTTCTATACCCGATCAGAAAAGAAAGCCAGGATGCTTATCATCCTCACCAGGTGGCACAGTGACGACCTGGCTGGCAGGCTCCTCAAGAGAGGCGAAGAGGACCTGGAAGCTGAGCAATGGACTGTACTCAACCTTCCAGCGATTGCAGAAGCCCCCATTCCACCATACGACCCTAGAAAGCCCGGTGACGCGCTTTGGCCCTGGAAATATGATGTTGTCGCCCTTCGAAAGAAAGAGGCGATGGTCGGACCATACGAATGGGAAGCCATGTGGCAGCAGAGGCCTCCAGACAGCAAATACAGCATGTTTAGCCTCGACGGCCTGAAGCTCGTGGACCCGGCGACGGTCGATCTGGACCAATGCAAGTTTTACGGTGCCCTCGATCCCAGCGAAGGCGGGCATGATTTTGCGGCAATCAGTACGATCGCCATACTGCCTGACAACCGCTGGCTCGTCTGGGACTGCGACCTGACAGTCGAGACCCAAGAGAAATCCCTGGAAAAGATCTTGGAAAAGCATGAGCTGTTCAAGTACGAACTCTTCCGCATAGAGGCCAATTCCATGGGAATCGCAAAAGATGCCTGGAAGAGAGGCGACAGAAGCACATTTGAGATTCTCCTTCGCCAGAGACAGAAGGAAGAGAGCCTTGTAGTGCCCTATGAGATGTTCTGGAACACGGCCAACAAGGAGAACAGGATCCGGTCTCTCCTGCCACACTACAATAACGGGCAGCTCTGTTTCCGCTCCGACTGGGGACGGAAATACAAGAAGCTACTATACATGTTCAAATCATTTCCCAATGCTGATTTCGATGACGGTCCAGACTCCATAGAGATGATAGTGTCTGGCATACTAAACAGGCCCAAAGAGACGATTACGCTCACATTCTCAACTAAGCCAATGGTCCGGCCATACGTTCTGTAATCATAATTATTATTCTGAGGTTTCATGCTAATTCATCGAGCCAGGGGCGGGAAGCTGGATACCGAAGCGAAGGTGCAGGCTAGTCCGGATAAGATGATCGGCGCGCCGATCTTTATTTCCGCAGCCCCATATCGCTATGCGGACAGGGAAATCACCGCCGAGCTCATCACTGATGCATGGAAGATGCCTATCATATTTTCATCCCTGCAATTCCTTAGCAGGCTCTGCTTTTCCACCCTGACGCCCACCTTTGTGAGCATCGATGGCCCTGAAGACGATACTAAAAGCGATCAGATAGCCCAGGCCGCCAAGCAATTCAAGCAACTGGATAGAAACCTTGCCCAGATCGGCTGGCACAAGAGCTGCACGACCCTGGAATGCCTGCGGTCCGCCGGCCTGGGAATATGGAGCTTCAGGCAAGCATTCTTCGAAAAGATCCAGATCAAGCTCGAAGGCAACCTGTACGGTCCACGCCTCCAGCACTTGCAGGGCCAGAGCTTCGATAAGGCTCCCTCTTCATTCTCCGACACCACCCGATACATGCAGGATGAGATCCTGAAGGGCGTCGTCTATGACGTGAGGACTTCGGAGCTATACCTCTGCCAGAATGTGGACGCCAACAAAGAGCCTATCGAGATCCCGATAGATCAGGTAGTCCACATAGAAGACTTCGGGGTTCCTCAGAATACCTCAATGCTTCATTCAATAGCATCCACTATTGAATTTGCCAAGCAGGCCCGCAACGACTTCAGGCTGGCCGTGAAGCGGGTAGGCACTCCAAAAGAAGTAGCTGAGATAGACGGCGATGTCCTGGCCAAAATGGCTGCCCAGGGGCTTACAGTTGCAGGCGGTTATCAAACCCTGGTGGACTACTGCAATGAAATGGTCATAAAGCAATCCAGCCATCAGGCCGAAGTAGCGCTTCCTGGCACGCATTTCAAATATCCCAACATCCCGGTCCCGCTTAACCCGATGGAAGTTGAAAAGTTCATCGAACAGCTAATTCTCTCTCACTTCTTCGCCAAGAACATCACCGAGCAGCTGGCCCAGGCGGTTAGCGTTTCAGCCGCCCCAGGCAAGGCTCTCCTGGATGCCGTCATCTCCGGGCATCAGGAAGTACCACTGACAGCATTCAAGGAACTCTGGCAGGCGGATTTCCTGGATGTGAACGGCTATGACCTCGTTATCGACTTTGATCTCTCCTCCTGGACGCCGAAAGACCGAAAGGATGAGCAGGACCGGGCAACAGCCCTATTCATCAACGGCGCATCTCTGGTGAACGATTACAGGGGCACTATGGGCGAGAAAGCCTATTCTAAGGAGCAACTGCAGCAGCTCTTTGAGGAGCAGAATGCGCTCAAACGGGGTCAATTGCCTTCTATGGCAGGTTCGGGCGAACCACAGGAGTAAGGCATGGCAGACAAAGGCGAGAAGCTGGCCGAAGCCCTCCATGCAATAGAGGACAACGCCATAACGAAGTTTAACAAAGAGTTTCAGGCAACCGTCCGCAAGACCCTATCAGAAACCGATTGGTCCGATATTGAAAGCCGACTGGAGGCACAGCAAGACGCCGAAGAAGTGGCCTATGCGGTAACATGGCAAGGCTATGATCCAAGGACGAAGCTGGAAGAAGATGTCTTCCCAGCAGCATCGGGAATCATGGCCAATTACATCGCAGATGTTGTGGCTACTGGCACCAAGGCAAGTTTCACGCTCACCGATCCAAACGCTCTCAAGTGGCTGAAGGATTATGGCGCAAAAGAAGTAAAATACGTATCGGATAGCCAGAAGGATGCCATCAAGCAGATCGTGACAGATGGCTATGCCAACGGTGTCACATATCAGACTCAAGCCAAGCAGATAAGGAACTGCATAGGGCTTGATCCCAGACGAGCCAGTATTCTGCAGAAGTATTCTGAGAATCTTTTTGCCAAGGGCAAATCCGAAGAAGAAGTCTGGCGGCTGATGGAGAAGAAGGGCAAAGCGCTGCTAAACAAGCGAGCCCAGGACATAGCCGTCCAAGAAGCTATCACCGCAGGAGCCAGGGCCTTCTATGAGACAACTAAGGACGCCTGCAAACGTAGTATTCTCGACCCGAATATCTACGAAGGCTATCGAATAGTCACGGGCGACGATCGACTTTGTAAGACATGCGCTGAACTTGTCGGTGAGGCAAGGCGATTGCCCGATGGCAGCTATCCCTCTTCTGGTGACGTTACGCCCAAGCTTCACCTTCTCTGCCGGTGCGTTGAGGGTATTAGGAGAATCAGTATGAAGAAAACTGAAATGAAAGATGCTGAGCGATCCAACGAATACCTGGGCAAGTTCCTGGAGCTGGTCAAGCCCTGGATTCTGCCGGACAAGTGGCAAGAATTCCACAAAGCCGCCAGGGGGTTTGCAGGCGGCAAAGGACGGGCTGCCAGAAGGGCAGAGTCACAGGAATCTGATGAGATCACTATCGAGGCTATCCAGGTAGGTCCCGGTATAGCACGCCGAAAAGCCCGGAATGGCATCAACTACATCGTTTCTCCTGTCCATCTGACGCATGAAGGCGTGGCCAACGGGATCCTCAAGCGGTGGGAGGAGATCTACGACCCTGAAGAGATCGATGGCGTCCATTCATTCGAGGGCTGTATGATCACCAGAGGTCATCCTATACTGGGAATGGGACCAGAGACGCCATCTCTTGGCAAGCTCAGGAACATTGTTTGCGACACCGAAGAGAAGCGAGCAGATGCCGAAGCCTGGCTGGTCGAGGAGCGTTTGACAGGCAAAGAGGTCAAGGCGCTCGAATCTGGAGAGCCTGTAGCTGGCTCTCTGGCTTACAATTCTCGGAAAATCTACCTTCCAGCTCCTCTGATGTGGGACGATGGAACACCATACGACACAGAGGTCAAGAGGCCATTCCGAGCAAATCACTACGCGCTCCTGGACGAGAGCGATACCCCGGCCTGCCCAACATGCGGGTTCAATGCACCTCCACCTGAAATTATGCCACCACCAGACACTGGCAAGAGAGAGAAAGTAAATGTTATCGATTTTTCAAAATCTGAGAGTGAGACTGAGTTGGTTCTTGAAGACGGGTCAGTTAAGCGAAGAACTTGTGGGAAATGTAAACAAGAGGATGATAATTCTATGCCAATAGATGCCACTGAAATGAAGAAGCTCTTCAAGGAGAGCTTCGAGGAGTCTGTTGGTCCTCTGGTCAAGAGGATCGAGGCTCTGGAAAAGGCGACCTCGGGGGATAAGCCCCTCGCAGAGGATCCGACCATCAAGACGCTCATCGAGAACGTGAGCAAGCTGACTGAAAGCCTTCCTGACATTCAGGGATTCAAGGCTCAGCAGGAAGCCGCCAAGCTGACCACGCAACGGGAGAGTTTCGCAAAGCAGCTCAACGCAGCCCACACCAAAGACGGCAAGCCCGAGGGGGAAACCTTTGAGAGAGTGTGGGCCGAGGCGAGCAAAGACCCGCTTGGCAGAGATCACTATCTGGGCGAGCATCCTGAGATTCGGTTGCAGCCTGGCAGGGAAAACGATTTCAAGGGCCGGGCCGCCGCTGGAGCAGAGTCAGACGACTTCGACATAGCAGCCGAGAACAAGAAGCTCTACGGTTATTAGGACGGTGATTCAGAATGTCTACTTTTACTATCAAGCCTCCTGCTGATGTCAGGACGACCAACACTGGCATCGTCAAGTCCTACGTAGCTGGCGGGCGTATACCTTTCGGTGCTGCAGTCATGCGGGCAGGAGCTGGAACCGTCAAGGCTGCCATCCTGGCCGACACTGACGAGATCCTGGGCTATGCCCTAGAAGATGAGGTGGAGCACACCTATCCCGGCTTCTACGAGTCCGGTGAAATGGTGCCGGTGGCGATAGACGGCACAGTGAACCCGCTCATAATAGCAATCGATGACTACGATCTGTTGGCAGGCGACTACCTGGAAATAGCATCCATCACTAGCGGAACCAATACCGGCGAGGTCGGTGTCCTTGCAGAGGCAGGAACTCACGCCGGTGAAACCAAGCTCACAACTGCCGTTGCCCAGCTCCTCGAAGACCTGGCAATGAAGGATGAGTCCTACAAGGCCCCTGCCAGCACGCCAACAGCAGGAGAGAATACCATCTCAATGACGCCCGGTGACATGGCCATAATGGGTCTGCATGTGGGCGATTGGGTGCTTCTGAGAGATTCCGATGGCACTGGAGTCGCCGCAGGCCAGGTAAACAGAATCATGGCCATGTCGGATGATGGAAGCACGGCAACAATGACGGTATTGATACCGATCACCGTCGCCGCCGTCGATTACGTTCATGCTGTAAGGCAGGCAGAGTGCCAGATCATCAAGTGAGGAGGTGAAAAAAACAATGTCAGGAAAATATGCAGCGTCTATTCCATCAAGCATTATCAAGCGCTTCGACCGGACCATCATCAACTATCGATCCAAGGAGCGGGATAAGGAGATCGCCCGCAACCTGTCAAACATCAGGACCATCGGCCCGGCCTTCCAGACCGATGTCGTGACCTACTGGGAGAAGACAGGAGGCAACGATATCATCCGGGCATCCATCAAGGCCAAGGGAGCCGCTGCAGATACAGTAGGCGCAAAGGAGAACGAGATTTCCCACCAGATGTACAAGCTAACGGTGGGGTTCAACTTCAACACCAGGGATCTCGATCTAGACCCGGCTCAGTACACCAGAAAGGTGGAGATCTGCACCAGGGAGATACGGAGGCTGGAGGACTATCTGTTCATCAATGGCAGCACCGGACCAGCGCTCACGGGCCTGGTGACCGCAGCTCGCGCCAATCCGAAAGGCAAGATCGCTGCCTACGGTGCCAGCTCATCCAGCCCCTCCAAGGATAGCGTTGGCAATTGGGCTGGGACGGATACCTACAGAGACATCTATGATGATACTCTTGAAGCCGTTACCAGGGTCGGAGATAACTTCGATGCTGCTTACATGATCGGTCAGAAGACCACCCTTGCCCCTATCCGAAAGATGGATGACCTGCGGAACGTCTATGCCGATCAACTGTTGGATCTGTTCAATGCCAACAACGTAAACGACTTCCTCCGGACCTCTGCCTATGTGCCCGCTGGCTATGCCTATGTGGTCGCAAAGGACGTGGAGTTTGCTGAGTTCGTCATCTCTACCGATCTCAGGACCAAGGCATACTCAGAGCAGCCCGGCGAGGTCATACCCGTGGAGCTGATCGAGTGGGTTAACCCGAATGAATTCCACACCATGGAGGGAGTTGCAGAGATTTACACTCTGTAGATCTCTCTTCGTTTTTAGGAGGTATTGCTCATGTCTGTAAATCCTCATAGCATAGTGGCCAGGTCGGGTGCACAGGGAGGTTCAATCACCGGCATAAGCGACCGCGGGGTATTTGATCCAACAGAGTTTAGTCCCAAGACCACACCAACATCAACAGATAAGGTGGTTATCCAAGACGTGGCCGACGGAGATGCGCCAAAGACCGTCACCCTGGCCAATATGGCCGCGTTTTATGGTGCTATTGCTCAGATGGTTGCCGATCTGAACAGTTCGCTGTTTGTCACATGTACTGAGTTTGATGCAGGATCGACTTCTTCTGTAGATACTAAACTCTCTGACTCGCTGGATGTCAAAGGACAACTGTTGGCGGTTATCGGCATAGTGACTGAACTGTTCAACGGCACTGCAGACAGTACGGTGAAGATCAGCAAAGCTGCAGCAGGGGCGACCGAGATGTCCAGCAGCATCCTCATGGACAAAGACTCTACCCAACTGGTAGGCTCCGTGGTGGGGGCTGCACCAGTATCAGGAGCTAACAGTATTTCGGCTTCTGGTGGGGATGTATATGCATACGTTGCTGCCGATGATAGCCGCTCCACTGGCAAGATATATTTCATGCTGATCTGGAAGAAGACGGCTTAGGTGGGGGCAGCGGTCCTCACATTTTCTGGAGGATATGAACATGTCCAAAGAAGACCTTGAGAAGCGCATCGAGCATCTCGACGAATGCATAGCGAAGGCTTTACCGTCGTCTGCCAGGGCGCTTACGATTCACAGAGACGCATTGGCAAGAGTGCTTGAGAAGTACAACATACTGCCTTATGAGCACGAAGGACCTCAAATTAAGGTAAAAAAGGCGCGTGCGAAGGTTGAAAAGGTATGACTGAAAACCTGCGTTTCGTCTCCAATCATGGTTTGATTGTGCATTCGGCCTGACATTGCAGGAGATCGTTCAAATGACTTATATCGATAGCGATTCGAATCTTGATCAAGTAAGAGACCTGATCGGGGATGTGTCAGGTGATGAGGATTCTGAATTTCTATCAGACGACGAGGTGAACCGAGAGCTTACCAGGGCCGGGAGTAACATCTTCCTAGCAGCCTCTCGCTGCGCTGGAAAGATAGCTGCCAGGTATGCCATCTACACGGATTTCAGCATCGGGAAGAAATCGAAGTCCAAGGATCAAATCTTCCAGCACTTCAAGCAGCTGGAGAAAGATCTGAAGTCTCAGGCCTCCGAGGCCTGCATGGGCAGTATCGCAGCTCCAACGATATCTCGAATCCAGGATTCAATATCGACCAACTTCCCGCCACGGCAGCGCATTACGGACATAACCCCTCAGCCGTTCGGGGAGGACACAGTGGAGCGGGACTCGCCGAGGTAGGGATGCCTAGATCTTTTTTGGATGAATGCTTTGCAGATGACTTCGCTGAGGAGATGACTGATCAAATCCTCATACAGCCCTGGTCTAGCGCTTCATTCTACGGATCGTCTTACGGAGAAGGCGCGACGTATGATTGCCATATCCAGTATGAGGTATTTCAGATCACGAAAACGGATGGCACATTGGCTATTACAACAGCCCAAATTTATCTAAACGGTGATGTGGTTGTCACTGTACAAGACAAGATAACTTTCAACGGCATATCGCCTAAAATTCAAAGAATTAGTCCTGACCCCGATGGCTACGGAATTGTAATCTTTACATAAAAAATTAGTGCTATCATCGAGCTTAACTTAAATTTTGTAGGTGTTTTGTATGGATATAGATGTCACACAATTAGCTGAAATAGGCGGCAGTCTGCTTGCGATAGTGGCTGCAGGGATCGGAATACAGAAAGGCTCGGCTCGATGGAATGCCGCAAAAGAGCTGATCAGCGACGTTGCTGATTTCGTGGCCCGCGCCTACCAGGTGCCGGAGCTGCGAGCAAAAGCACAGGAAATTTGGACGGACATCGGGGACTTTTCGCCAACATTCAAGACTATCCTCTGTATGAAATCCAGCCTGGCCGAGGCAACGAAGCCTGAAGAGAAGGTGAGCTAGATGTGGTACATCATTGCCCTCCTCGTCATGGCTGCTGCGTTCGTCTGGCTGGCATATCAGCTATATCAGGGCGGGAAGTCCAATGCTGCACTCCAGGCAGAGCTAAGAGCTACACGCACTGCTTTGGCCGAGACAAACCGCAAGAACCAGGAACTTCAAACCAAGCTCGCTGAGACCAATGGCAAGCTAGACTCCTGCACCAAAGCCCTGAGCGACCAGTGACCTGCCCCTGTGGAGGCGGAATGAAACTTTTTACCCCAGACGATTTCAAGAAGTACTTCTACGCGTCTCTGTTCCTCGCGGTTTTCTGCCTCATCCTGGCAATTATCGCTATTGGCGAATCTGGGCAGGCAAATGTGATTCAGCAGTCCATCATGGGCCACGGGGATCTATACACTCGACATGATTCTGAAGGCGCTTCTGACCTAGCGATCTCAGACAACGCGACAGTCGTCTATCAAGGCACTCGTAACTGGGAAAGCAGCTCCAAGGAGCAGACATCCAGCTCCAGCTACATTGTATCTGGTGCCCAGGGGGGCTACCAAAATCAGTACGTGGTGAAGTCTTCTGGCGCGGGCTACAAGCATGAATACCGGGCAACAAAGATCATGGGCGACTTCAGCGGCTCATCTGAGATATCCCTAACGGTGAATGACGATGGTGCCGAGAACCTGGATAGCCTCATTCTGATGGACGGAAACGCGACATTCCAAGGGCGAATCTACAACGGCCAATCGGGAAAGCCCATCACTGAAGAGGAGCTTGATGCTGTAGGCGATTTCGTTCTCAGGAGCTACCTGAACATCTCCGAGGAGATCACGAAGCCTGAAGACTGGCTCGGCTTCTGCGACCGGATGAACCGCGACATGATTCTGGCTGATGAGGTCGGGGCCATATATGTCCTGCCGGAAAACAATAGCCGCTACAACTACAGATATGATCCCGAAAGCAGGACAATAATCCCGCAGCTCAACATCACATGGCAGGCGGCATGAACTGGAAAGAGGGCCTGGCTATCCTGGCATCACTTACAGCGGTGCTAGGATTCGGTATTACGATGCTGGACCGCATGGTGACGACTGATGAAGGCATTTCTCAAGTTACGGTGCCACCACATCATTCGCAGAAGATCGTGATCCTGGCCAGGACGACGTTCAACGAATCTGGCCGGGTATATGCAGAAGGCTTTGATGGTGAGATAGTCCAGTTGAACAATTCCTTTCAGGTGGTATACCTTGCATGAAAGTCACCTGGAAAAATGATGCCTTGATCGAGGCCGAAGTCAGAAAAGCTGTCCTGGACGGGGCCGAAGAATGGCTCAGGGTAGATGTCCTTCCCGTGGCTGACCAGAATTGCCCCACTGATAGGGGCGTCATGAAAGGCTCCAATGCCATCGTCCGAGACGGGGCCGCTGTCCTGGCTGGACCGTACAACGAGGGTGACACTTTTGGCGGCAAGCAAGGCGAAGTCGTAATCGGTTATGGTGGCGCGGCTTCAGCCTATGTTGAGAGACAGCATGAAGACATGACGTTGACCCACCCATCCGGCGAAGCAAAATGGCTTGAGAATGCTTTCAATGGTGCACAGAGCACACTTTCCGAGAAAATCAAGAGCAGGGTAGCGGCGGTTCTGAAATGAGTTCGTTGGTGTCAGATATGGCCGATGCGCTCATATCTGCTGGGTTTGCCAGCTCAAAGGGCATAGATGTATTTGCCTGGCAGATTCAGGCCTCACCGACCGCTCAGCTTATGGTGCTGCTTACAGGAGGCGAGCCGCCAATCGAGACTGTGGACTCGCAGACTGCAAAGCCCGGAATTCAGGTTTACGTGGTGGATAGCGACCTAGCAGCAGCGGAAACAAAAGCCGAGGCCATCAGAGCATATTTCAGATTGCAGAAAAACTTGATAGGCCAGGTAATCAAGGCGGCCCGATCAAGTCCGATCTACCTGGGACAGTTGGATGATGGGCGGCATAAGTTCGTGGTCGAATTCAAGATATTTTCGTAATGGGCGTCAGAGCGCCAACGATATTCTATCAGAATTTCGAGATAGTGAAAGGGGCGTAACCATGTTGACATACATCAATGGGCCAAATGATCGCATGAGCGGGCCGATGGACGTCGAGATCATCCGGCTGAAATCTGGCAGGGAGAAGATACTTCTTAACAATTTTGACATATCGATGATCACTACCAAATATGAGATCCATTCCTGGCCAGCGTCCCTGAAAGAGTTGGTCGTCACTATCCCCATTGGCCACATAACCATACGAGATGAGTAATTTTTATCGGGTCTCTATTTTTTTCTAATAATAATTTTCATAGTTTATTATAAACCGCGTTTAGCGGCTAAAATCCTATAGGAGATGGTTCAAGAATGACTAATGCAACTTCCGGCATGTCCGGAACACTGTGGGTATGCGCCACTAGTAACGGCACATTCGTAAAGTTGGCCGAGGTCTCCGACGCCAAGATCAAGATCGATGGCAAAGAAATCGATACATCCAACGTCGATGACGCCGGATGGGGCTCATCCATCATGGGTGCTGGTAGCTGGGAGGTAACCGTGAAAAGCAACCTGATCCTATCTGATTCTGCATACGGACTTATCAAGGCTGCCTTACTCGCAAGATCTGCTATTTATGTCAAGGCCCTGCAATCAGGGACTCCCACCGTTAGCCCAAAGGGTTTCTCTGGAGCCGTGCATGTCACAAGCGGCAACTATCAGCTCGCTAGCGCAAGCGCTCAGCAGAGCCTCGATCTGACCCTTAAGGGCAGCGGCGCTGTGACAGAGCTAACCTGAGGCTGATCTATGACATCAGCAGTGAGCGGCCTATCTGCCGCTCTCTATAGGGATGATCCCGACGCGGTCTCCGTCGCATTCACGAACCTGGCGCTCTCGGATTCTGGGGATCACCTCACATTCCAGGCTGCGCCCGGTTCTCGCTATTGGGATGAGGATATGGCCCTAACAGTGAAGGTAGATGGAACTGCCGTCACTACAGGATTCGCCGTGAACTACCTCCGTGGTTCAGTGACCTTCGAGACGTCGAAATCTGGAAGCGCAGTCACAGTCACCGGAGCGAGACGATCTGAGGCCAACTTTCAGAAGGTGATTGGCCTGTTCGACGGCAAGCTGAAGATCGGTGGAAAAGAGATCGACACCACAAGCTGCGATGATGCCGGATGGGGCTCATCCATCATGGGTGCTGGAAGCTGGGAGTTCTCAGCAGGCACTTTCTACTATGACGGCGGCGTACCGTTGGCCGATCTGAAATTATCCGGCCTCTGGAAGTTCTACAGCGTAGATAGCATTACAGCTTTCGCAATCGGCATAGGCACTCTACAGGGCATAGAGAACATCTTGGCATCGGCCAGCGACGCGCAGAAGCAGACGCTAACCGTGAAAGGCCAGGGAGAAATCTATCCAGAGTGAGTCTCTGGATAATTATTTATTGCGTGATAATAGGAGTGAATACAAATGGCAAATGAAGCAATAATCCTAGACATGGACAAAGAGCGAGAGATTAAGTGGACATTTGGGGCTATGAAGATCTTCGAGAAGCGGGCCAAAGAGCTTCTCCGGCGACTCGGCACCAAGGACGCCAACGGCAGGCTCTTCGCTGACAGCCCGGCAGATATGAGGGCTCTGCTGGCATTTCTGCCCATCTCGGAAGTCCTTGAAGCTGCTGTGGGGGCTGTGACCGGCCTCTCCACTCTGGATGAGAAAGATGGCAGCCCATCGGAAGCTGCACAGGCCATAGACGCCTACCTGGGGCGAGGCGGCGACATCGAGAGCCTGCATCATGCCATCTGGAAGGCTTTCTTCGTGGTGAAAGACCCTTCTGCCCTGCCGATCTGGGAGGCCGAGATAGACAGGGAGAAAGAGAGGCGACAGATCGATCAGGAGAAAAAGGATGCAGACATGAGAATTCTGAAGGCCCAGCTCCAGGAAAAGCTCCTCAAGGCGAATGCGACGGAAACAGCAGCTCAGATAGCTTCTGGGAAGATGCCTACCGAATCGCCTACACAGAGTTAGGCCTTCTTCCGGAAGTATTTTTTTCCCTTACAGTTCCAGAACTCAATGCCCTCTATTTCCACCACCTGAAAGAGAGGGAGTTCCGACGTGAAATAGCAGCGTTCTCTGGCTATTGTGCTGCCGTGGCAGTCGCAAAATGGTGGGGCGAGGGCCTGCCTCCGTGGAGCGAGTTCTATCAGCGTCCTGATGAGAGAAAGCCAGAAACAACTTCAGTAGAGTACATAGCCAGGTATCGAGCCTGGACTTAATTTTTTGCACTGATAATAAACTAACAATCTTAACAATAGATTTTCGATATTAGCGGAGCCACTACATGAGCGAAGCGGGCCGAATCACTGCAGCGATCGATGGGGATGTCACGGGGCTGGCAAATGCTCTCAACCAGGCCAGAAGCCAAGCTACCGCAGCCGTATCTGGGATCGAGAGCGATTTCAAGAGCAAGCTTGGCGGCGGCATGTCCAGCCTGGCGAGCGACATCAGTAAATCGATGCAAGGCGGCTTCGGCGGAATCCGAGAGGGCCTAACCAAATCACTGACATCTGGTGATTTCTCGTCTGCAGGCGCTGGTATAGGAAATCAAGTTGTAAGCGGCCTTTCTAGCTCACTTGGGCCAATCGGCGGCGTCGCTGGTGAGGTAGCTACAACTCTCGGGCCGTCTGGAATAATCGCACTTGGCGCTATCGCAGGCGGAGCGGTAATAGCAGGCGCGATAGTGAGCGGCGTAGCAAGTGCGGTTGCTGCTGCCGGCCAGTTTGAAACCGCTATGAGCGGGGCCAAAAAAGTAATATCGCTCGATGAAGGTGCCGATGCAGGCGCATATTTCTCCGAGTTGGGCTCCGATCTGCAAGAGCTGTCCACCCAGGCTCCTGTAGCTGCAACTGACTTAGCCGCGTTGGCTGCTGTTGGTGGATCACTCGGCGTGGCATCCACTGAAATTGCAGGCTTCGCAGAAAGCGCAGCGCAAATGTCGGTAGCCTTCGAACTGCCTGCGGAACAGGCAGCGACAGCAGCCGCCAAGATTCTCAACGCCTTCCAGCAGCCGATCAACACCGAGAACATGCAGAGTCTCGGCAACGTCATCAACGAGATCGGCGATAGCATGGCCGCCACCGAGGCGGATGTTCTCGATTTCACCAATCGGGCCAGTTTCCTCAACACCACTATGGGCCTGAGCGTCACCCAGGTAGCAACCCTCGGCGGCGTTCTGATCTCTGCAGGCTTGACAGCTGAGACCGCAGCAGGCGGCATAAAGTCGGCCATGAACCAGCTAACGTCCACTTCCTCGAAAACCGGAGGAATGGACAATTGGGCCGCGCTCATGGGTGTTTCGGTCGATGAGCTGAAAGACAAGGTAGCTGGTGATCTTCCCAACACCCTCATCGAGACGGCCAACAAGATTGCGGCTATCGAGGATCCTGTCGAGCGATTCCAGACGGCTGTCAACCTGGCTGGATCAGAGGGCGCACCGGCCCTATTGAAGCTCGCGGGAGCACAGGACACCTACAATTCTGCTTTAGCTCAGACAATTTCTCAATGGGACAAGGGCCAATCGGGCGAAGCTGGCGGAATGGCCAAGACGTTCGAACAGAACGCCAGTACCTACGAAGCCGCGGGTACGATGCTCAACAACGCATTCACCTATGCGTCTGTCGCCCTCGGAAATGTCTTCTTGCCTGCGGCTACCTCTGCAGTGAGTGGCCTTACAAGTTTGGTGGTCGGGGCCGTCGATGCCGGGCAGGCAATTGGCAGCATAGTCTCAAATTCCCAGGCAGCTTCGGCCATTGGTAGTACATTTTCGTCTATTGGGTCTATAGCAACTGCGGTATTTGGCAATCTGTCAGCCGTTGTCACCCCTGTCTGGGATGCGATAGGCGGCGGCTCTGGTGTAATGGCCGGGCTGCAAGCTGCTTTTGATGCTGCCACAGGTCCTATAACTCTCGTTTTTACCGGGATATCCACTTTGACGGGCGGGATGGCTAACCTCGTATCTGCCGCACAACCCGTATATTCTGCTATTGGTTCTGGTCTAGCATCTGCCATAACAACGGCCAGTTCTGCAATAAAAACTGGATCTGCTTACGTGCAGGCCTTCAAAGAAGCCTTATCGAATATGGTTTCGGGCTCAGATGCGGTCCAATCGTTGGTTGGCCTGTTCGATTCGGTGTCCTCATCTATTTCAGGGGTGGTTGATTGGGTATCTGACCTTGGATCGGCGATTGTATCCGGCCTGACTACTGCGATCCCACAAGCTGCCAGCGGGTTCTCCTCCGCAATAGGTTCACTGATGGGACAGGCAGGGAACGCTGCCAGTGGGTACTTTGAGGACGCGATCAAGGATTCACCACTGGGAGGTATCTTTGGATTTGTTGATTCGGTGTCCTCGCGTGCCTCTGAAATCATGGCTACTGGAGAGGCATCTGCTGCCAGTGTGGCTGAGGGTATAGAAAACAGCGATGAACTGAATGAGGCATTGTCAAAGGCGGCAGACTTCGATAGCCCTGAGAACATCGAGGCCGCTAAGAAGGCTGGAATCAATGTAGGTGGCGCTGCCGGGGAAGAATCAGCGAAAGGATACTGGGATGAATTCGAAAAAGAATTCAAGCAGCAGCAGACCGAAAGAGACATTTCCAAGCTCCTTGCACGGGGTACGACCGCTAGCAAGGGCAATGTTGCGGGAACCACGACTACGAAACTCGATAGTGGCCTGGAAGTCGAAGTCGCGTATCAGGGGAACAACAAGAGCATAATGTCCAGGCTCTTCATAGATGGTCAGCAGATAGGGGATGCTGTCTATGGAGCCAATCTAGAAGAATCTACCCGAAAACTGCTGGAAGGTTCCGGGTTTGGTTACAACGAGGGCAATGTCCTAGATGTGACCGGGAAGGTCGGAGAGGCTGCTGTCTGGAGGCTCAGCCAATCCGCAAAGATAGAATATGACTATACTGGAATCAGTGAGACCCTTCAATACGAGCTAGAAGGATCTGGACGGTTGATAGGTGAAAATGCATCTGAAGAAGCTGTAGATGCTTTCCAATCGATGCTGGACGCCGCCAGAGAGCCGACGATAGAAAACATCGGATCGTTCATTGAGGCAGTCACTGATAACGTCGAGCTGGGCAACCTATTGACCGGCGACGCGGCAGATGATATCAGGCTATACAAAGAAGAGATTGCCTCTCAGGTAGTCGATGCAGACCAATTTGTAAAGGATCAGTTAGAAAGCATTGGAGATACAGCAACTGCGGCGCTTTCTGATGGCATAATCAACAGCACTGAAACAGATGAGCTGTTAGGCCTTAAGCCACAAATAGAATTTCTGCAAGAGTATTTCCCGGAGCAGTTCGCAGCTATTGGTGGCGATGCTGCTTTAGAGCTGATCGCGGCATTGGAAGCTGGCAACTATGACAGTGCAAAAGCGATTATAGAAGAAAAACTTAGCTTGTCGGGCGCTGTCGATCAATACATCGACTATGCCGAAAATATCAAAACAGAGCTATCTGGCATAGGAGAAGAAATCGGGGATGCCTTCACTGAGGGCTTGCTTCTCGATACCGACCGTATCCAGGAAAGCATAGACAACCTGAAGAATCTTCAGATATATGATCCCGAAGCGGCAAAGGCACAAGGCACAGACAATGCCATAATCTATCTGACTTCGTTGAAGGAGGCAATCGAGAATTATGAAGATCTCAAAGCAAAGCTCCTTTTCGATCCGGACAATGACAATCTCAGGGAACTGGTTGAGAAAGCCAAACAAATAGTCGAGGATTATTCAGAGAACTCGCCTGCCGTGTTAAAGGTCACTGCCGACACCAGTATTTTCGGCACTTCGATGACCGATATAGCAGGGTCAATCGATTTGGCTGATATAATTGCCAATCCATCCACAATAGATACCATTGTAGGATCCGGTGAAGATGCCCTTCAGGACTTCATCGACAACACCTTCCAGCCTCAGATAGCCGATCAAATAGATTTCTACCTGGGGCAGTGGGACAGTGGATACGGCGAAGCCAGGGAGATGGCCTCGGATTATGTTGATGCGATGGTAAAAGCATCAGAAGATGTAGAGACGCGCGGTCTATTCTCCAATAAACAATTAAAAATTCTTGAAAAATATAAGAAAGGATTAATAGACACAGGCACGGCTCTAAAGGGAATCAGTGACGAAGCCAATAAAACCGCCTCTGCCGTTGAAACATTAACGAATTTTGCGGAGAATGCATCCAAAGGTTCTTATGAAGACAAGATGTTCTATAAAAACTTCATAGGATCGACTGAGGACTGGTACCACTGGCTGGCGGCGGGCTATTCTGGGAAATCTGATGAAGTGGTTAGAAAACTGTTAGTAGATGCCGATTGCGACGAAGCCAACAAAGCTCTTCAGGAACTAGAAGATAGAATCGCAGGCAAAAAAACTGTATCGTTCGGGGTCGATACAAGTAACGTCTATTTAGAATTTGAAAAAATCGAGGGATGGACGGGCGAAGCTAAAAAGATCAGCTTTGCGACTGATATTGGTAGTGTCGATAGCGCAATCGAGAAAGTCGATAGTTGGACTGGTGACATAAAAACCGTGCAAGTAACGGCTGATACGAGCATGGCGGCTGCTGTCATAGACGAAATCACTGCATCGGATACGAAATACGTAAACATCAGTTTCGCTGGTAAGGATGAAGATGAGGACACTACAAAAGAGATAAGCGTAGAGACAACAGAAGCAAAAGCCAACATTGATAAACTGGATGAAGATGCTACCGCCGAAAAATCCAAGCTCGTCAAGATCAACGATACTCTCGCGCTGAAGTCGATTGCTGCAATCGATTTGGCAGCGGCAAGATCTATTACGAAAACTATATTCATTGAATATGACGATCCTGGCTACGAGACATCCGGCACTTCATCTTCATCATCATCTTCTAAAAAAACCGCACAACAGCTACTTAGCCAGTACTACTTCTCGCCTCTGCTCTCCTTCGCTAATGAGGGCTACGTGGCATCTCCCACGCTTGCGGTAGTGGGAGACAGGCCAGGTGGCGAGTACGTGGTGGGCGCGGCTCGGTTCGAAGCGGCAGCAGCGAAGGCACAGGGACAGAATGTGGTAATAAACATCACCCAAAATATCAATGGATCAGGCCTATCAAAGGACGAGTTGACGAGCGTCCTGGAGAAAAATAATAAATCAGTGATCCGCGAAGTAGCGGATCAAATCAAGACTGGAAAGGCCTTCTAAAGGTGTTACCACCATCGGGCAACGCCAATCAAATAATGATTGCCCGCCGTCGATATTGTGATATGTGATATTTCCACTTCAGGACTTTGGAAAGGCAGTGCTGGATAAGGCTTCATATGCCATTGCATATTGTTCCAGCTTTTCCAGTAGGTTGTGTCGTTGACTACCCACGCATCATTTCCCAGGGGCGTGGCCACGTCAATCACCTTCTGAGCATCCGGCACTACCCCATAGATCTGGGAAGTATTGCTCTCATTCACCAGGTATCCCCATTTTTCAGCGGAGGCCGAGCCAGCCAGTAGTACGGCTAGAAGCGCGATTGCAGCTAGTTTCATGAATGTAACTGATGCAGTGACAACAGATTAATCTTTCGGAGAGTAGCATGAAGATTACCATTTTCGGCACTGTCGAATTCGAAGCCGAGGCCGATAGCTGGAAGCTGAGTCGGCGCAAGGATTTCACTCGGCCTTCTGAGATGAACATAGTCTTCCCGCGCTCGGTGCCGATAGACGATCGGTGCGCTATCGAGGCCGAGGAAGGCGGGAAGATCTGGTTCAGGGGCTATGTTTTCAGCCAGCAGATCAAAAACAAGACTCAGAAGACCGTGAAGTGCTACGGCGTCGAGGATCTGCTTTTTCGCCGCCGATGCCCTCGCTATGGCCTAACTCGTTCCTTTGCCAACTATGGATCGACCTGGTCAGGTACATGGAAAGCCATCTACAAGCTCCTGGAATCCGAGAATCCCTCAATGGATGGCTTCGGGCCGCGGCTAGGGCTGCTCTACCTAGCCAATAGCGCTGTTCCTGAGGGGCTGATAGAGCACTACGATGATGCCCATTGGACGTTCAAGGTAGCTGGCTTCGGGACAGATTTCTCGGCCAACACGCCAGTCACGTTCAACGGGAGAACGCTATCAGCGGCTTCCACATATGCAGATTGCTACTCCACGCCGGATACATACTATCGATACGCTACGAACCTGTATTTCCACCCAAACGCCACGGACTTCCCGGACGCCACGAAGGGAATTCTGTGCATCGAGAACGCCTCCGATACTACGATCCGGCTAGGAGAATATTCAGACATCCTGAACGATGGCAACACCCAGATGGCCAATTTCCAAGTAGACGGCGAGACCTACGGAGACCTCATCAAGGCCGTCGCAGACTGGCATGGGCTGGATATCGCTATCAGATACGAAAAGGATGGCTATACCTATCTAGACATGGTGGAAGATCCTGGCCGATGGTCAGACGGCTCGATGGAGCTGTACGAGGGAGATGTGGCTGATGTGCAGAGCAAGTCCGCGGAAATCAAGCCTCAGGTCCTCTTTGGACTCGGATACGGCGGCCAGGACGCAAGGCAGAAGATCACAAAAGTAGATTACTGTGCGCCGGGGTACTGGCTTCATGAGGAATATGAGTACGAAGCTGGGATCGTGGATGCCGATAATCCTTTCCCGATGTTGGTGGAGGCCGAATGGGCGCGGCTTCTGACGCAAGAAAATATTTTCGAAATTGAACTCATCAGACCGATAGCCGCAGATCCATATGATTACATCAACCTTCATCTCGACTATGAGAGGCCCATCCTCTTGCCGATCGAACAAATAGATTATGGCTCTGATGGAGTGATGACGCTCTCCCTCGGTAATCGAGATGTAGACATTCTCGATATGTTCAATTCGCGAGGAGAGGCGCAATGCTATGCAAAAGATCAGCTCCGAGACGGAGATCCCATCTGGTCCACGTCGGGCGATGTAAGTGTCACTCCAGGCAGCTTTTTGGACACCGATGGAGGGATCAGTTCATGGGGGACACCGGGATCAGTGTCGATCGGATGCTCCGATTCATATATTTCAGGAGCAACTCGCGTGATTCTGGAGATCTCAACTGAAGAGGAGATGTATTGGAATTGGGTGACACTGTTGAAAGTAACTTGTAATGATGTCGCCAGTGATAACACAATCCTTCGATTCTACAAGACCCTAGATTCGTCCGGTGGCATCGACATAACTGACATCTGTCCACCCGGCAGCACCAAGACTTTCAAGTTCTACGCGATCTACACGCGCCCGCAGTTCAGCGTTCCAAATCCAATTGTGCTTCATTACACTGTAAAATATATATATACTGATGATATAAGTGCATGGACTCCTCCGGAAACACCAGGATACACTACGAAGCTGATCTACGATCTTGGGGCAGGGGCTCGCTGCCCTGATCGCTCCCCGTATCTGGCTCCTGCGTACTACAATATGGATGGGCAGCTAGGGCGACCCGAAAAACTGGATTGCACTGGAATGACAAAGGCCAACGGCATACTGACTATCGATCTATTCCTGATCAGTGGTGTCGCGAGCGACCTTATTAGCGGATTCATTTCAATATCCAGCTACGGATATTCCGAATACCCACCGGGCGCGAGCGAGTGGCGAATCGATCTAGAAGCGATCTTGCCGCAACTCAGTACAACAGTAAAAACTTTCACGATACCGCTTTCGAGTGCTGCGTCGGTCGGCGGCGAATGTGATGTGGCGAACATACATTATTTTGCATTCGTTGCCTACGGTAACAAGCAAATCTGGATCGGCTGGAAAAATGCGTATCTAAAATATCCAACGCCTGCCTAGGAGGTTTTCGTGACACTTTACACAGTTCCTTATTGTTCGATCAATGGTATAGATTTTTCGTCAATCGTCTACTCCCAGGGCGTCGAGCCATCAGGCGGCGAGCTGGGCGTAGAAGAGATTTCGGTGCCGGGTCGGGATTATGCAGATATCCGGACCAAGGGACGAGTTGTGAAAAAGTACAAAGTCCATGCCCGGAGCACCGATCGGGATGCAATCGAGAACTTCCTGAAGATCGTTAACATAGCTCCGGTAAACTCGAAATTCTACCCATACGACGCTTCCCGTTTCGGCCTGATCGCTGCCTCTTACGGAGTCTTGAAAGCTCCGCAACCCTGGGGGGCTGGATATAACTTCTGGGAGGCTGAAGCAGAGATCACATGCAGAGAGCCTTGGCTCCTCGGTCCGGACAAGGGCCTCGCTTACGCAACATGGCCTACCTTGCCATGGTATTCCGCCGCACTGACGAACACAGGGCACGCGAGAGCACCGATCCGATATCTGCGAGCTAGTGGCTATGCCGTGACTGCTGGCTATGTCGAAGACCTGTCAGTTCGCATCACACCAAGCACGGCGTCCACATTCGACAGAAGCATAGGGCTCTGCGACAAGATGATGCGAAGAGATCTCTTCGAGTTCGGCTGGGCCGTGCCGGGCGGAGCTCAGCATTCTTACACTGCACACCTGACGGATTCGCTTGCCGTGCTTGGTTACGACGTGCACGGGAACGTCTCTGGCGGAGATCTCACCAGCGGAATCCTGACGCTCGATAATAGCGATTACATCATGATGCCTTTCTATGGCCCGTTGCCAGTTAGTGGGGAGCCCGGCGCGGTAAGCATCATAGCCTATGTGACTGCATACTCCGGATCCCGCGGATTGGTTTACTATGCCACGGAGACCGACCTCTCCGACATGACGCCAATCGACCAAGATGGCTGGAAGGTCGGGTGGAACACTATCTACGTCCCAGACTTGGCGGGGGAGGGCTTCGTGGCAATTGGCATAAAAGCATCTCCCGTGGGCTCGATTAGCATGTCGTACCTGAAGGGCATGGTAAAACGATATGTGGCGCCGTCAGAGATCCCCTCAGCAGATTTGGACGAGTCGTACATGGTCCGGGTAGGGGGCGACGCCGCGAAATGTACCACGCTGATGTACGGCGAAGCGCTTGTGAACGATCGGTATTATTATTAG